CTTAAAAATTTCCCCGGGGGTGATTTTTGGGAATGGTCTTTACCCTTTTATGACCCGGTGCAGTATTTGAGCGAGCTTGCAGGGTTGGAACAACTTCCATAAGTGGACCTCCTTTCATGTTTCTTTTCTCCTTTCGGTGAATGCCCGGAAGCCAGCTCTGTAAGTTCTCTCAAATACTGCACTGAAACCCATATAAAAGGAATTCTCCTTTATATGAAAGTGCTGTAAATATAGGCAGGTATGGCGGAATTGGCAGACGCAATAGACTCAGAATCTATTGAGAGATAATCTCGTGCAGGTTCAAGTCCTGTTACCTGTACCATTTCTTAAGAGAGGAGGCAGTAAGTATGCCAAAAGCAAAAGCTTCTCGCTCTTCTGAATCGCAAAGCACATCGAGACCACCAATGTCGCTTGAAGCTCAAGAAAATCTTATGATCTCATTGGCAATTCAATGTGCTGAAAAGCAGCTCAGAGACGGAACTGCTTCTTCTCAAGTCATCACACATTATCTGAAGCTCGGTTCATCTAAGGAGAGACTTGAAAAAGAGATTCTTGAAAAGCAGAAAGATTTGATGGATGCAAAAACAAAGAGCATCAATTCCAACGGTGAAGCCAAAGAGCTCTACGAGAAAGCCCTTACAGCATTCCGTAAATATTCAGGAGCTGGAGGTGAAGAGGATGAGTATTAGAACTTATTCAGAACTGATTACTCTTCCAACTTTCGAAGAACGCTTTCGTTATCTTAAATTAGACGGCGTAGTTGGTAAAGAGACTTTTGGATTTCAGCGTTGGCTTAATCAGGAATTGTATCATTCGGATGAATGGCTGAGCTTCAGAGACGAAATTATTATTCGCGATAATGGATGTGATCTCGGTGTACCGGGTTTTGAGATTTATGGATCTATTCTCATTCATCATTTGAACCCTATCACCTATGATGACATTCTTAATCGACATCCTTGCGTCTTTGATCCTGAGAATGCAATCTGTACAAAGCTCAACACCCATAACGCAATTCACTATGGCGATGAGAGTCTTTTGATTATTGCACCAATTCAGCGAAGTCGCAATGACACTTGCCCTTGGCGAAAATTATGAAAGGAGTATTTCACATGTCTCACAAACACTATGAAGATCCCGTTCTTGATGATTCTACTGAAATCGCCGAGGACACTAGGGTCGAAGAAACTGAAGAAGCAGTTGAAGACATTATTGGTGTAGTCACCGATTGTCTCAAGCTGAACATTCGTAAGGAACCCGATAAGGATTCCGAAGTAGTAGTTGTTGTGACCTGTCTTGATGAACTCAAGATTGATCCTGCTACTTCTACTGATGACTGGTATGCAGTCTGTACCGTTACCGGCATTGAAGGTTTCTGCATGAAGAAATTCGTTGCTGTAAGACAGTAAGGAGGAAACGATATGGAAAGTATACTGACATCAATTAAAAAGCTGCTCGGAATCGCTGAAGAGTATGAGCACTTTGATGTAGACATCATCATGCACATTAACTCAGCTTTCTCTGTTCTTACGCAGCTCGGTGTTGGTCCCGAAGAGGGTTTCCGTATCGAAGATGCAGGAGCAGAATGGTCGGATTTCTTGTATGATGATCCTCGTCTCGAAATGGTGAGGACATATGTCTATCTTAAGGTCAAGTTGGTATTTGATACAACCTCTTCAAGCTCGGCTGTCATTGAATCTATCAACCGACAGATCCAAGAACTTGAGTGGCGTATCAATGTCACTGTTGACCCAGACTAAAGAGAGGAGGAAATTCAAAATGGAAAACATTAGCGTTGTGCATGATGACACACTTGAACATCATGGCATCAAAGGTCAGAAATGGGGCGTTCGCCGTTATCAGAACGAAGACGGCACTCGAACAGCAGCAGGTAAAAAGCGTGAACAGTCTCGCTCCAATGAGTCTGCCCATGATGACTACAACAAAGCTCATAGTGGAAAAAGTGTTAAAGATATGAGCGATGCTGAACTTCGAAGTCATTTGAATCGTCTCCAGATGGAAAAGCAGTATAGTCAGCTAACAAATTCCGATACCAGCAAAGGTAAGAAGTTTGTTTCCGATGCTATGAAAGTAGCGACTACTGTTGCTACGGTATCTACTACTGCTCTTACCATCTACAACAATTATGGCAAAATCAAGAATATTGTTAACGAGATGATTAAGAAGTAAGGAGAAACCAATATGGCATTATCTAACACTGCCGTCCCTAAATACTACGGCATGTTTCGTGATGCCGTACTTCGAGGGGAAATTCCGGTAAATAAAGAGATCTCAATGGAGATGAACCGCATTGACGATCTAATCGCCAACCCTGGCGTGTACTATGACGATCAAGCAGTTGAGGGATGGATCGCTTATTGCGAAGCAGAACTCACATTGACCGACGGTTCAGACCTTAGTTTGCTTGACACATTCAAGTTGTGGGGCGAACAAATTTTTGGTTGGTATTACTTTGTTGAGAGAAGTGTTTATCGACCTAATCCCGATGGTCATGGCGGTCATTATGTCCGAAAGACTGTTAAGAAGAGGTTAATCAATAAACAGTATTTGATTGTAGCCCGAGGTGCAGCGAAGTCTATGTATGCTTCCACACTTCAGGGCTATTTTCTTAATGTTGATACTTCTACTACTCATCAGATTACGACCGCACCGACCATGAAGCAGGCTGAGGAGGTCATGTCTCCTCTCCGTACTGCTATTACAAGATCCCGAGGACCGCTGTTTCAGTTTCTGACAGAGGGCTCGTTACAAAATACCACTGGCTCTAAAGCCAATCGTACTAAGCTGGCTTCTACAAAGAAAGGTGTCGAGAATTTCTTGACTGGTTCTCTATTAGAAGTCCGTCCTATGAGCATCAACAAGCTCCAAGGCTTGCAGATCAAAGTTGCTACAGTGGACGAATGGCTTTCCGGTGACATTCGAGAGGATGTTATTGGTGCTATCGAGCAGGGTGCCTCTAAGGTGAATGACTATATCATTGTAGCAATCAGCTCTGAGGGTACTGTTCGTAACGGAAGCGGTGACACAATCAAAATGGAGTTGATGGACATCCTCAAGGGCGATTACATTAACCCTCATGTGTCTATCTGGTGGTATAAATTGGATTCCATTGATGAAGTTGGCAATCCTGAGATGTGGGTCAAGGCTAATCCTAACCTTGGTAAGACGGTGAGTTATGAAACTTATCAGTTGGATGTAGAAAGAGCTGAAAAAGCTCCGGCTGCACGAAACGATATTCTCGCTAAGCGTTTTGGTTTACCTATGGAGGGTTACACTTATTACTTTACTTATGAGGAAACACTCCCGCATCGAAAGAGAGACTATTGGCAGATGCCTTGTGCTCTTGGCGCAGACTTATCGCAGGGTGACGACTTCTGTGCATTTACTTTCCTATTTCCATTATCCAATGGGTCTTTTGGTATTAAGACTCGAAACTACATAACTTCTACAACTTTGATGAAGCTGCCTGCCGCTATGAGAATCAAGTACGATCAATTCATGGCCGAGGGCAGTTTGATTGTTTTAGAGGGCGCTGTGCTTGACATGATGGATGTCTATGAAGATCTGGATAATCACATTACTGAGTGCGGCTATGATGTTCGTTGTCTCGGCTTTGACCCTTATAATGCCAAAGAATTCGTTGCTCGATGGGAACAGGAAAACGGACCGTTTGGAATTGAGAAGGTTATTCAGGGTGCAAAGACCGAATCGGTTCCTCTTGGTGAGCTGAAGAAACTTTCTGAAGAAAGAATGCTGCTCTTTGATGAGGACCTTATGACCTTTGCTATGGGTAACTGTATTACCCTTGAAGATACAAACGGAAACCGTAAATTACTCAAGAAGCGATATGAGCAGAAAATTGATGCTGTTGCAGCTATGATGGACGCTTATATTGCTTACAAACTCAATCGAGACGCTTTTGAATAAGGAGGTGGTCGAATGGATGAACTCAATCACCATGGCATTAAAGGAATGCATTGGGGTGTTCGTCGTTATCAGAACAAAGACGGTTCTTTGACCCCTGCCGGTCGGAAGCGTTTAGAGCAAAAAGATACGAAGTGGGCTCATAAGAACCATGACAAAATCGTATCTAAAGCTCGAAAAGATGTTTCTAAGGAACTCGATCGATATGCAGATCAATTATTAAGTGACCCGAATGCTGTGACATCCAAAGGAAAGCTTAGTGCTTCTACTATCAATGCTTATAACCGCAAAATGGCCGAACTTATGAATGAGTCCGTCAAGAATGTTACGGCACCATCCGGACGAGTAGTACAGTTTGTTGCTAAGCGTGGCGAAGTTGGTGTTCATATGGCTATTGCGGACAGAGGCTATGATATGGAACAACTGAAGAATGGAATTTGGGCATCCGGCCGTGTCGCTTATAAGAAGAAAAATGTTGATATGGTGTAAAGGAGGTGATGATTTCAATGGAAATGTCTTTTGGTTCCAGGCTGAAACATGCTTGGAATGCTTTTAACGGTAGTACCCAGATGGACTATCGAAATTTAGGGATGAGTTATGCCTATCGTGCAGATAGACCTCGTTTATCAAGAGGCAATGAAAGGTCGATCGTCACCTCGGTTTACAACCGTATAGCCCTCGATGTGGCTGCTCTGAAAATTCAGCATATTAGACTGGATGAAAATGAGCGCTTCATTTCCGTTATCCAAGACGGTTTGAATAATTGTCTTACTGTCGAGGCGAATATCGATCAGACAGCTCGCGCCTTTATTCAGGATGTAGTTATTTCTATGTTTGATGAAGGCAGTGTTGCTATTGTTCCTGTTGATACTACGACAAATCCCAACATCACCGGTTCTTACGATATCCAATCGATGAGAGTCGGTCAGATTTTAGATTGGTATCCGATGCATGTTCGTGTCCGTGTTTACAACGAACTTAGCGGCAAGAAAGAAGACATTGTGGTGCCAAAGAGTACAGTTGCGATTATTGAAAATCCTCTGTACGCCGTTATCAATGAGCCTAACTCTACTATGCAAAGGCTCATTCGTAAACTTAACCTACTCGACGTCATTGATGAACAAAGTGGTTCTGGAAAACTCGATTTGATTATCCAGTTGCCATATGTCATCAAGACGGAAGCAAGGCGTCAACAAGCCGAAAACAGGCGTAAAGATATTGAAGGTCAGTTGGCTGGTTCCAAATATGGTATTGCTTATACCGATGGAACTGAAAGAATTACACAGTTGAATCGTTCTGTCAATAACAACCTGATGTCCCAGATTGAATACTTAACGAGTATGCTATACAGCCAGTTGGGAATCACTCAGAGCATTTTGGATGGTACGGCGGATGAGAAGACTATGCTGAACTACAACAACCGAACTATCGAGCCTATTATTTCCGCTATTGTTGATGAAATGAAACGAAAGTTTCTGACCAAAACTGCCAGATCACAACTCCAGTCGATTTCGTTCTTTAGAGACCCGTTCAAACTTGTACCGGTGAACGACATCGCTGAAATTGCTGATAAATTCACTCGAAATGAAATCATGACTTCGAATGAAATCAGGCAGGTTGTCGGCATGAAACCTTCGGATGATCCGAGGGCTGATGAACTCAGGAATAAGAACCTGAGTGCGCCGAGCGAATCAACTTCGGAAGTTCCAACTGTCACGGAAGAGACGGAGGACCCACCGAAGTAAATTTCATTTGAGTGAAAGGGTCTCTAAAAAATCTTGAAACAAGGAGGAAATTCAAAATGGAAAAAGCATTCCAGGTTGAAGCTTGTGATTTCAGCGGCTGGGCTACCAGAAATGACCTTAAATGCTCTGATGGTAGAGTAATTCGCCATAATGCGTTTAAGGAAAATGATGGAATTCAGGTTCCGCTGGTTTGGAATCACCAGCACAACGATCCTCGCAATGTTCTTGGCCACGCTTGGCTTGAGAATCGTGAGGAAGGCGTGTATACCTATGGCTTCTTCAATGACACTGAATCCGGTGAAATTGGTAAGGCATTGGTTAAGCACGGCGACATTAAAGCGCTGTCTATTTATGCAAATCAGCTTAGACAGAATGGTTCCGATGTTATTCACGGATGCATTTGTGAAGTAAGTCTGGTGCATAAAGGCGCTAATCCCGGTGCTTTCATCGACTCTATGCTCGCCCATGGTGAGAATTCTGACGAGGAAGCAATCATCTATACTGGTCTGCCTCTGGTTCTGTCTCATGCGGATACTGATTCCGACGATGACAAGAAGAAAGATGCTGACAAAAAGGATGAACCCGAAAGTAAGTCTGAAGATAAGAAGGATGGCGACGATGAGACTATCGCTGACATTATCAACACTATGACGGACAAGCAGCAGAATGCTATGTATTACATGGTGACAAAGGCACTGGAAGGTAAATCCGAAGGAGAGTCTGACGAGGACTCTGAAGATCCCGAAAAGAAATCTGAATCCAATAAGGAGGAAACAATTATGAAACATAATGTCTTTGACAACGACAAGCAGGACAAGAAGAATGTTCTGTCCCACGCGGCTCAGGGTGAGATTCTGAAGTTGGCTAAGTCTCCCAACGTTGGCTCTCTCCAGACCGCTATGAAAATCTATGCTGAGGAGAACGAACTCAAGCACGCTGACATCAGCGGTTTCGTTCAGACTGGCGAAGGTAATGTATCCACCATGTTCCCTGAGTATGTTGAGGCTCATCCTGGTCGCACTCCTGAGCTGATTACTAACAACATGGACTGGGTTAATGCTATTATGGCTAAGACTCAGAAGATTCCTCATGGTCGTGTTCGCACTTCCCATGTCGATATCCGTAACATTGATGCTCTTCAGGCTAAGGGTTATCAGAAGGGTAACCAGAAGAAACTCACTGGTAACTATGCTCTGGTAAGACGTACTACCGATCCTCAGACTGTGTATGTTACTTCTGAGCTGCATCGTGACGATGTGACTGACATCGAAGATTTCGATTATGTTCAGTTCCAGTATGGCATCGACCAGATTTCTCTGAAGGAGACTCTGGCTGTTGCTACTATGCTGGGTGACGATCGTCTCGACAGTGATCCTGAGAAGATCTTCCCTGATAAGATCCGTCCTATCTGGACTGATGATGAACTGTACACTATCCATAAGGATGTGGACTTTGCTGCTATGGCTAAGGAGCTTCAGGGTTCCAACACTGAGCAGTATTTCGGTGAGAGCTTCATCTACGCTGAGGCTATGGTGACTGCTCTGCGTAAGGCTCGTAAGGACTTCCGTGGTACCGGCAAGCCTGACCTGTTCATCACTACCGATATGCACAACACTATGATCCTGGCTCGTGATCGTAATGGTCGTCGTATTTACGAGACTGATACTGAACTGGCTGCGGCTCTGGGTGTTGCCAATATCTACGAGGTTACCCAG